AGGCTGCATCGTGGCAACCGCCGGCGCAAAAACCAGCGTTCTCCCATTCATATAGAAATCGAATCCTTCCTGCTGTGCCAGAAATGACAACAGCCGGAACGCGCTCACATCCTGGCTGGCATGGCCGTATTCCCCGGCCAGGAAGCGCCCGGCCGGAATGCTGGTCGGCGTCACCTGCGGCGTCAGTCCGAATCGCTGCGCCAGCGTGGTCGCGATCTGCGCGCTGGTCTGGTTGACGAACATATCGTTGGTCAGCGTGTCCAGCAGCTTCGCCGAATAGTCGCGGCCGTGCAGCGTCACGGTCTGCCGGCGGAACGAACCGCTCACCTTGTCCACCATGCCGCCCGTCACATAGGACAGGCTGCCTGGCCCGGTCAGGGACGCGCTCAACTGCACATCGATGGACGGGTTGCCCGCCCAAAAGGCCGGCCCGAACTGATCGTTGGTGCCATCCAGCGCGATTTCCGCGCTCCATGTGTCGCAGGACTGGAAATTGTTGCTCTCGTGCGTGAACTCCAGCACGGTCGGCACGGACACGCCATTCGCCGTCATGCCGATGGCGACGTTGCGGACGGTCCCGCCGGCCGCGAAGCCGCTGACCCCACTACTGGCCAAGGATGCCCCCATTGCCGCCTCCCGGATCGGCCGGCGGGACGATCAGCGTCACGGTGCCGACAATCCACGGGTCGATGATCCCGTTGGCCGCCGCAATGATGTTCCATTGCGTCGCGTCGCCGTATGCGCGCTCGGCCAGCCCGAACAGCGTGCCGCCCGTCACGGTCAATGTCTGCTGGCTCATGCGCTAATGCCCCTGGCCAAGATTGACCGCCACGCCGCCGACATAGCCCTGCGCCGCGGTCGCCGCCGCGCCATCGGTCATCTGCTGGTTGATCGTGCCGAGCTGATCGGCCATGGCGGACGGCGCCTGGCCAGTCTGGATCACGCCCGGCACGCCGTTGCCGGTGTTCGATGCGTCCGCGATATTGCCCAGGCTTACCTGCGTGGCGCCCGCTGCCGTCTGGATCGTCGTGACCTGGGATGGCGCGGCACCGCTCACCGGCCCGTTCTGCTGGTAGGCGCTGGCCAGCGGCCCCAAGGCGGTGTTGACCGCCACCGATCCGCCGGCGGCGCTCTGCGCCCCGCTGATGCCGCCCTGTATGGCGCTGTCCTGCGTCACCACCGGCTGCGGCGCCGCGGCTGCCGCGTTGGTCACGACCTCGCAGACAATCTTCCACGGCACTTCGTAGAAACGCTGGAAGCTCCAGGTGAAGCTGCGCACCACGACGGTCGCTGCTTGCGTCCAGTAGCGCAACTGCACGGGTTTGCCGGCGCGGCGTATCTGGTCCAGGATAGCGGCCTGCGTCATCGGGTCGATCCCGTCCGCGGCGCGGAACCGCCCCTCGAACTGAATCGAATCGTCGTCGGCGCCCAGCGCATCGATCACGCGCGCGCCGCCAAGCAGTTTATGCACCGCGAGCTGCTGCGCGCCGCCGCCGTTGATCTTCTCCGGCACGCCGAAGCCGGAGAAGGTGAACCCGGCGATGGTCAGGCTGGTGGAGGGCGCGGTCATTGATCCACCCGTGGCGTCGAGCGCCTGTCATCGAACGATCCAGAACCGCGCGAGGGCGCGCCCGCGCCCGTCGTGATCTGCTTGACCACTTGTGCGGCGATTTCCTTGCTGTCCATCTTGACCGAAACGTTCACACTGGTCTGGTCAAGTCCGCGCGCCGCATTGAAGGCCTTGCGGTCGGCGGCATCGTCTCCGGTACCGTTGACCATCTTGTTCAAGTGGTAATCCAGCCAGGCATAGCCGGGTATGTGCTTGTCCGCCCAAGCGTCCATGGAATTGCCCGGATCGGCTGCATTCAGTGCGTCCCTGGCAATTTCTCCGCCCGCCAGCGGCAGCAGATAATCCTTCCCGATTGCGGCCGCTCCGGCCCCAACCTTTCCGCCAAGGCCGGCCTTGCCCCCCATTCCCTTCAGCAGCCCAGCCGACTTATAGGCCAGCACCACGGGCAATATAGCGGCCAGCGATACAGACAGCGCCAGTAGCGCCGCCGCAACCAACTCCAGCGTCGGCGCAATGCCCGGCACTTTCAGCACGTCATTCAACGCCCGCAGCGCCTTGGTGGCGGCCCTCAGCGCATCTACGTTCATCGTCATGGTCTGCTGGCCGAACGTCGCCCATGTCGCGTCGATCTGCGCCTGCAACGCCTTCTGGTGCATGACCGGGTTATTCTCTACCGCCGTGCCATAGGCGTCCCCGTTCTGCATCCTTCTAAACGCAGCAATATCGCGCGCGATGTTCGGCGCCTGCGTCAGAATCTGCGCCATCTCATCGCCACCGGGCAGGCGGGAAGCCAGGCGCGCCATCTGCGCGCTTTCCATAACCTGCCGGTCGGCGTCAGAAGCGTCCGTGAACTTCTTGCCGTAGGTGGATGCCAAGTAGGCATCCGCCGCCGGCAGAAGAATATCTTGCACGAGACGCTGCGGGTTTTGCGCCGCCAGATTGGCGGTGTTCGGGTTGGTCCATCCGCCCGGCAGAACCAGAAACTGGCCCATGCCGTTCTTGATGTAATGGTCTTCCAGGCCCGGCGTGTTCTCCTTGACGACATGCTCATCAATCAGCAGATTCTTCGCGGCCTCGCTCATCTTGCCGCTGACGAACTGCTGATTGATGGCCCGCAACCCGGTTCCGGCCCGCTGCGCGCCCATCGCCACGATCAGCGGCGCCATTTCCGCAAAACCGTTGGCGTCGGACAATTCCCGCGCGGCCACGCCGCCGGAGCGGATCATCGCCAAAACCTGCTCCGGTCCCACGGTGTTGTGGGACAGCGCATCCAGCGCAACCAGGTTCTTGATGACGCGCTGCACTGCCGGCAGATCGAGATGTTCCCTGCCGTCGGCGCCCTTCTGGTAAAGATCGCCGTGGAGCTCGGCGGATTTCAGCGCCGCGTTGATCGCCTCCGGGTCCGCTGCCCCAAGCCCCTGCAACGTCGCGGCGGCACGCGCGGCACTCGGCAGCAAGGCAATTGCCTGATCCGCGTTCTGCGTCAGGCTCATCAGCGAGCCTATGAGCTTCAGGTTATTCCCGACATAGGTGCCAAGCACTTCCTGCTGCGTCTTGACGGCGGCATCATAGGCCGCTGCGACCTTGTCCGGGGAAAACCCCTCGCCCGACGTGGCGCCCTGCATCGTGCCAAGGCGCGCCAATTCGTTCGACACGCCGGCGCCAGCCTCGAAGCCCGCGCCGATACCGGCCCCGGCCGCGTTGCCAATGCGCTGCAACCCATAGGCCGCCAACTGCACATCGGAAAGCGTGGGCAGCGTCGCGAAATTGGGAATAGGAACGGACCCGCTGTAGGACGCGCCGCCTGGCGGCGCGTAAGGCCCAGGCAAACGGGTGGGGGAAATCTGGCCTGTCGTCTCGGTATTCGTGCGCCCCTGGCCGGTCGGCACAAGCGCATTGCCGCCAGGCCCAGCAACGCGCGTAACCTGCGCTACACGCGCGGACTCCGCGGCCTGGCGCGTCACGGTCTGCGCCGCGCCGGCCGCACGCACCATCTGGTCGGCGAAGTCGCGGGCAGCAGTGGCGCTCGCCTGGATCGCCACCGTCACGGCATTTTGGGACGCCTCGATCTGCTTCTGCGCCGCCAGAATCTGGCGATACTGGTCAATGACCCTGATCTGCGCGGCAATCGCCTGATCGACATTGAGGCCGAACCCGGCATAGACGGCATAGCTTTCAACGCCGTCGCTCATGGCCGCTCCGCCCTACCAGGGAATCTCGTCATCGATTTTTTCTGGCGCGGACAGACGCGCCACGGCAACGCCGGCAAACGCCATCACAACCGGACGAACCATCAGATTTATCAGCCGCCCGAAATGCCGCGCCGCGCTCGATCCCAGAAAGGACCGCTGCGGCAAACCATGCAACCCCATCTCCTGCGCCAGCGCCACTTCGCCGATGTCGCGGAAATGCATGTGCGGGTCTTCGCTGTCGCGATCGCCCACCCATTCATGCGGCACGCCCACGCGGCCCTTGCCGGCCGCATCATCCTCGGAATGGCGGATGTGGTCACGCAATTCGTCCGTCACCAGCAACGGCTCATTCATGCCGTAGCCGTGCTCGCCGCGGCTTTCCTTCGTTTCCTCGGAAAGTTCCGCCCATGCCGGAAACGGCCCGGCCGCATTCTGATACGTGCCCAGCGCGTCCTTCGCCGCGTGCGCCAGCGCGGCGCCCGCAGCCTTCAGCCCAACCGCGCGCCCCGCCAGCATCCGCGCCACGGACGCCTCATGGAAGGCGATGGCCTGCTCGATCGTGGTGAAACGTTGGGTCACGAATCAGCGGCCCATCTGTCGTTCAGCCAATCCCAAGTCATGCGCCGCTCACCAGCGCGGGGTATCTCCCCCATGATGATGACCCATGCCTTGGCCTCGGCGTAATCCATGCGCTCGGCCCGCTCCTGGCTGATGCCACGGGACATCAGCAACCCCACCATGCGCCGTCGCGGGTCGCGGGCTAGTTTTTTACCACATCCTCGCTGCCGCTCAAATGAGTCAGATATTGCTGGTAGATGAAGCGCGCGGCGCGGTCGCCCAATTCGTTGATGCGCCCGCGGATCGCCACTTCACCGGAAGGGAATGGGCACGGGTTTCCGTCGATCGAACGCACCGTGGCAATGGCCATGACGCGCGTGGACCCTGTGCCGAGCATATCCCGGCGATCCAGGAACCGCTCAACATCCCACGACTCCATGAAATTGAGCGTCGGCGTCCACACCAGCGACTTGCCCGCCACCGTCGCACTCAGCGTCTCGCGGTTCTGCCCCTCGATCAGCATGGTGCCGCGAGTCACCACGATTTCGGCCGCGCCCGCGGGCACCAGAGGCGCGGCAGAAGGCGTTTCCGGCGCGGACTCGCCGGTTTGATTGATCGTGACTTCCATGGTTATTGCCTTTTCGTGACAGCGGAAAACTCGATCGTCAGGCTCTGCGTCACCTTCTCGTTGCCGGTGAACTTGCCCGCATCGGTCAGCGTCGCGGCGCCGCCGGTGTATTGGTAGATGCCCGTGTTGGTCTGCGTCCACTGCACGGTCTGCACCAGGCTGATCTGGTCCGTCTGCCCGACATTGAGGAACGCGCCGTTGGCCACCGCGAAGTAATCCATCAGCCTGCCGTCGCCCGCGTCCAGCGTGATGTCCCACGTCCAGCCCTCGGGTAGCGTGGCGTAGCGCATGCGCCCGTCCAGCCCGACGCTCTTGAGCTTCTGCACCACCTGCTTGATGTTGCTGGACGTGATGTTGTTGAACGTCAGCAGGCCGTACACCTTGCTGCGAATGACCAGGGACAGGTCATTGCCGATAACCATTCCATTGGCGGTAGGCATGGCGCGCCACTCTCCTTGTTAGGCCGCGAGCGGCTGGTTATTGAAACAGATACTGGCCGGTCGCCTGATCCTGAATCGTCACGGTCTGGCCGCCCTGCACATTGATGGCGAACTCGCGCAGGATCGCCAGATACTGAATCTGCATGGCGAACACGTCGATACCGTTCTGATTCTGCGTCGGCGTGCTGGTGTTCGTCACGGTGAATGCCGTCGTCCCCTGGGCGTTGCCGATCAGGCCGGCATCCTCCAGGCTCTGCCCGAAATTGGCCAGTTCGCCGTAGATGACCTGATTCAGACTGGCCGTGATCGCATCACCGATATACGGCCCTATGGCGCCCGCCTGCGCTAGACTGCTGATGACGTAGTTCGTCATCGTGGTGTAGTTGTCGCCCTGCACGGCGCCGTTCGGCGCGGCGTTGTTGCCCGTGGCGCAGGACCAGATATTCAGCCCACCGGCGCCCTGTCCAGGCGGCACGATCACGTCGAAGCCTGCCGCCTGGACGATGGCAATATCCGCCTGCGTCCACACCAGGTTGGAATTGGCGAATTGCGAGCCGGAAATGCCGAAGATCGGCTGGTTCAGCGCGGACAGCACGGGGCTCTGCGCCGCCAGGCGCGCCATGGCGAACGTCGCCGGGCTGACCATCCGCACCATATTGTTCGTCACGTCGGACCAATAGCACCAATCGCCGAACATGGCCTTGAAGGACCAGTTCTGCGCGCCAACGATGCCGGGCGCGTTGTAGCCGGCCCAATTGCCCGGCATGTCGCCGGGGGCCGCGGCGCCCACCATGTAGATGCGCTCGGAAAAGGCGAACGCAGCCTGCGCCGCCCATGTGTCGATCGTGCCGCCGGTCAGCGCAGGCGAGGCGCCCGCCGTGAAGGTGAAGCTGTCGTACAGGTCGCACAACGTCGCATGCGTGGCACCGGACCCGCGCAGCGCATACATGCCGGATCGGATACCGGCCGCGCCGTCCACGCCCACGAAAGCCTGCGCCATCGTCATGCCGAATTGCAGCGCGGCGCCGGACACCAGCGGCGCGCTCGGCACGAGACTCAGAGTAACCGTCGTGCCGGAAATCCCCGCCACGATCGTCCCGGTGGCAATGCTTGTGCCATAGACGGCCTGGCCGATGGTAATGCCGGTGCCGCTGGTCACGCTCACGGTCGCGCTCGCGCTGCCCTGAGTCGTGGCAACCGTCGTGTTCTCGACGGCGAACAGCGCGCCATCGGTGCCGCCGGACAGCGGGTACTGGTTCGGGTTTGCCGTCGGCGTCGTCGCCGTGGTGTTGGTGCCCAGGGTCGCGCTGAAATACTGGCTGCGCGGCCGGGCCGGCGTCGCGGTGCCGTTATTGATCGCGTTGACCAGCGCCGCCCAAAAGGCCGGCGCGCTCGCGGTCGTGATGTTGTCAAAAACCTCCGGCGCGCCCAGGCCGTTATACAGAGTCACCTTCAGCGCGTTCGGGAAGGCCGAGGCGCTGTACTGGTAGGAGAACCCATTGCCGGCCGAACCGGTATAGCGCGCGGAGAACAGCACCGCGTAATTGCTGCCGGACACGCCGGCCTGGCGGAACGCCGCGGTATCCGTGCCGTCCGTCACACGCACGCAGAAGCCGTCATCGCAGCCCTGCTGGACGCAGATGGCAACCGCCGTGCCAAGGTCGCCCGCGCGCGGCATGACCGGCCCGAACGCCGCGGAATAGCTCGGCATATCCACGACCGCAACCGGCGTGTTGCGCGGGCCGTAGGACGCGGTGCCGACGCCGGCAAAAACGTTGGCGGCCACCGGCTGAAACGACGTGGCGGGCGGCGGAACGATGCCGATATAGACGCCCGGCACAACCAGGGACAGGCCATTGACCGATCCATTGATGACGTTGACGGTCATTGCTTACGACTCCACATCGTGGTTTTCTTCCCGTTCCGGTTCCCGTTCCCGATCCGGTTCCGGCGCCGGATCGGGAACCGCATCCGGCAATTCGGCCGCCACGCAATGACCGGCGTTCGGCCCTGACAGCACCGCCGCGATGCGCGCCTGATCGTCAATCAGCGCGTCGCGCGCGTAGCCGCCGAACGGCTCGCGCACCAAAAGCACCCTGCCCATTTTCAGGTCTCCGTCACGGATGCGATCGCAGCACCCGTCTGTTGCTGCGCGAAATTAACCTGGCCGATCGCCAGCGTGGCCGCCGCGCCAGAAAGCACCGTGGCGTATTCGACCGCGTAAAAGAGCTTGCGGACGAACAGCAATTCCTTCTCGGGCCGGTCATCATCCAACTCGATCGGCGAGGCCGGATCGATCTTCGCCTGAAACCCGTCCGGCATAACCACGCGCGTCACTGCCCCAAGCGCCGGCGAAATCGCCGCGCTGATCGCGTCCCGCGCGTCGCGCCCAGGCGCGTAGATCGTGATGTCGAAACCCTGTATCTGGCGCCGCACTTCCTGCCCGGTCGCCACCAGCACGAAACCGTTGGCATACAGCGTCCCGGACGGCGCACCCGGCACCGTAATGACCGGACCCGCGGCGCTCGCCGTCGCGCCGGCCGATGTCAACGCAGCGGCCACCAGCGTCGCCAGCGTCGCCAGCGTGTCCGCCGATCCGGCCGCGGCACCAGCGGCAATGCCGTTGGCATCCACCGCCATTCCCTGTCCCGCCGCGATCGTGCCGCCCAGCGTCACGGTGTCGCCAGCCACCACCGCAGTCAGCGTCGCCGAAGCGGGGGTAGAGGTCGGCGCATTGAACACATAGCTCTTGGCCGCACGTCCCACGCCCGGCCGCGGATTGACGCAGACATGGGCGATGCGCGCGCCAGGCGTCACCAACTGATACGCCCCGCCAACGATGGCGAAACCCGCCACAATATCCTCATCGAGAACCTTGGGCGTCGGGTGCCCCCGG